AGTGTATCCGGACAAAATTTGAAGCCTTTTCGGCGACATCGTTATTGCAGAAAAAGTCTGCTTTTCCTTTGGCGCCGAGGCACCCTCTGCAAGCCAGGAGGCAGATGCCCCACCACCCTTTACAATTCTTACATTACCTTGAAGGCCGGTAAGGTAGGTAGCTCCTGCCTTTGCACAAACAAGGTTATTCCTCAAGGCCTCTGCATAACTTATGCGAGTGACGTGGGCAAATTCAGCACCCTCAGTCGCTGTACCAATGTTGTAGAATGGGAAGGGATCTGGTTCGGCGCCTCCTTCTCTCAGAAAGATTGATGGAATGGAAAATCTCTCACCCCCAGTTATTCCGGCGTTAGCACGCTCCTTTATTGCCTCATCATTCATCTCTCTCTCTATTCCTGTGAGATTGTTATAATAGGCCTCTCTAAGGAATTTTGAAATTGAAAACCTCTTAATCTCTCTCTTTTCAGGATCCTGGAGCGGTTTGTTTTTCAAAGCAGCCTCAGCTGCCAATACAGTATTGAGCTCATTCGTTAAGCCCTCAATGTCTCGGAGGATAGCATTTCTTTCTTCCCCCTCTTTATCGCCAAGTGTCGCCATCCTGGCGTTCAACTCAGCTGACAATTCTCTTGATGTTTTCATAATATGTTAATTGATTTGTGCCAAGCTTATTGCAGCATTGGCTTTGGTTAATATTTCTCTTTCGTTTATCTCCGGAGTAGGGTTGTCATCAACCTTTGCATCTTCCGGAGTATCATTTTCTTCAGTAGAACGACTTGCTTCAAGCTCCTGCCTTTCCTCAGCAATGCTGCGCTTAACGGCATTGGGGTTGGCAGGTATGTTCACAACTGATACCTCAATCAGCTCCTGGCCCTCGAAATAGTAAACATCCGGGTCTTCGCCTTTTTCCTTATCGCCCCAGTGGCCAGGCTTTGTGGGCTGGAATCCTACCGATACTCCTTTGATGCTGCCAAATTGGATTTTTTTGAAAATTTTGTCAGCCTTTTCGTTTATATCAGCAGGCTCAAAAGTAGCCTTCACTATCAGCTTGTTATCCTCAACGAATGCCTGGCCATGTCCGAGTACATCATCCGGATCAGCATTCCCATAATCCCCATACACCTGATGCTGATAGCCTATAATGCCGTTTTTCTCATATCTCTTTAAATCCCATTTGTCAGAGGGCAGCACTGTGCCGTAGGAATCCACAGTATTGTCACTTGCCACAAATTCCACCGTTCTATTTTCCTCATCAATTCTCCTAATTTGGGCATCCTCGAGATACCTGCGTTTGATTTTATCTTCCATTATTCTGAATTTTTATTGTTATCATCATTGCTACCAACAGGCACCATATTGAGAGGTTGTAACGGATTATCAAGTCCATCGAGAGCTGGGAGCTCCTCAAGATTCCTAACCTCATTACGTGTCATAAATCCTGAATTGATGGCATTCCTGTAATATTCGCTCCTCGATTTGCTGTCTCCCCTCATAATACCTTTGAGATCGAACTTTACGGAATAGTTTGCCTTTTCGTCATCCAGGAAGAGCTTATCCTCAAGCTGATTTTCAAGCCTCTTGCAAATAGGCCTCAAGGAGTGTGTGCCAAAAAATATATTTTGTTGCTCTATATTGCTGAATGTTGCATGGGTCAATTCAGCAAGCAGGTGAGGGGGAACATTAAAAATCCTTGCAATGTCCTGAATAGAAAGCGTCTCACTTTGAATTAGCTGAGCTGCAACTGGATTTATGCTTATGTTCTTATATTTAATGCCATACTCCAACAGCGGAGTTTCAAAATTTCCGGAAGCCTCGGTAAATCGTTTGGTAAAGGACTTATACGCCTCCGTGCCTAAGTTTTGATCAGTTTCAAGCACGCCCTTGATATTTCCGCCTTTACTGTAATATTCTGCTGAAAACTTTTGTGCAGCGATGCCCCTGCCTATTGCAGCAGCATTATAGGTTATTGGGTCAATACCGGTAATCCCGTTAAGCGAAAACATCATAAAGTGTAGCATTTCCCAGTTTAAGTATCTGCCATTGAATTGTTTTTGAAATCCTACCGGACAATCAACTTCAAATATCTTTTGCCCATCAACGAATCCTATCTTTACGTAGCGAGGGTGTATTTGGTGTAAAGCTACCGGAATACCCTGGTCATACCTGATAACCGCAAAGGCATTACCCCACCCTTGTAAATTGGCATTAATGGTAAACCAAAAGGTAAAAATGTCAGTATAATTATTTGGCCTAATGCTCAAAAGGCGATTGGCAGCGTGATCAGCTTTTTCCCAACCTCTTTCGGAGCGGAATTTTACACTTTTAGGCAGCGCAGCAATATTTTCAGCAAGCAGTTTTATTGCTGCATATACGGCAGTAAACTTCAGAGCTGAATCTTGAGACACATTTACACCGAAGTCGATTTGTTGCATGCCGATGGGGCTCACAATATCGGATTGCGTTCCAAAAAAGATATAGCGCATTGCTGCACTTGTACGTTGAAAGAAATTTTTACGTGCCATTTACGTGCTTTTGCCTTTAGTGTAAAATTACTAAATAGACAAATGCACTTTTGAGTTAGAAAAAAAATGTTATCATATTTTGCAAAAACGCAACACATTTGGTCATATTTTGCAAAAACGCAACATTTTAAAGGCCGAGATTTATGGTGCGAAGGGTGTAATTTTCATAAATTCTGTCCTTTTGCTCATCTGCGACAAATGCCATCCAACCACCAATTGCATTTATTAATGCCACCACTCCATCAACCTTATTACTGCATTTTGATTTATGAATTTTGACATTTTCATTCGCATCCTCATAAATTGCAACATTACCAAGCATCCACCTCAACACGGGATCTCCACGAAGATCTATTTCTGCACCAACTATCATACTCTCGAGTTTTTTTGTCGGCTCAGACATATTCCTAATTCCCTGAGAGTATTCTGCCAATATTTCGCTCAATCCATCATTGGTTAAATTTTGAATAACGCCGTGATATGCCTTGTAGGGGTCAAACGCTAATCTCTTGCAGTTATATCTGCGAATTATTTCGGCAATATCTGCACTCATTGCATCAACGTCAAGCACGTTGCCCTGCATTTCATGAATCCAACCCCCTTGATGCCATTGGGAGTAATTCACTCCATCCTTTTGTGCAGGATCATATATCTTGGACTCCGGAAGCCAGTAATGCATGATAACCGGCTTGTATTGCTCCTCCGGAAACCAAAGCGCAAGGGCGTTGAAATCTACATGAGAGGCTATATCCAGCCCTGCAAAGCAGGTGCAGCCCTCAAGATCTTCCTTTGAGGTGTTATAATTGCAGGCAGCGACAAATTCATCTTTAATCCATACATCCGGAGCATCTACCCACAAATTAAGATTTTTTGTTTTAAAGTTAGTTTCTGTAGTGCCACCCTTTTTGATTGCCTCGTCACACTCCTGGCGAATGTATTCAGGCCTCAAAGCTTTTCCATAACTCGGATTGACCTTTCTCCATACCAACGGAGAAGTCCAGTCATCTCCCTCATCCGGAGTGAAGATTAAGGCAAATTGGTTATTTTGCTTAACCTTGCCTCTCAAAAGATCGCAAAGGTAATTCGTCTGCTTGAAGTAGGGGAGAGATAGATCCCTCCCTGCCGTGGTAATTGTCAAAATCAAAGATTGGCGCCTGGCACCGGTACCCGACTTGAGCACCTCAAAGAGTTCGTTTGTTTTCCAGGCATGGCGCTCATCACATATTGCACAGTGAGGATTGCTGCCATCCTTATTGCTGATCTCTTTTGAAAGCGGTTTGAACGAGCTGACGGTTTTCTCAAAAACAATTGAATGGGCGAATGTCTTAAGGATTTTTGATAGTAAAGGAGAATTTCTAACCAACTCTTTTGCCGTTTCAAACACAACACGTGCCTGGTCGCTATCCGTGCCTGCGGAGAATATTTCAGCGCCCATCTCTCCATCAATGCACATCATTGCCAGGGCGATGCCTGCTGCAAAGGTACTTTTGCCATTTTTACGAGGAATGATGACATCTGCGTATCGAAATCTGCGGTAACCGGTTCTGTTGTGCACCCAACCGAATATTGAGCACACGGTAAATACCTGCCAATGTTCCAGAATGAATTGCTGTCCTGCCATTTCGCCCTTAAAATGGCGAAGTAGATTAAAGAAATTGCAATATTTAACTCCCAGATCTAAATCAAAGCGATAACCTTTAAGCCTTTTGAGATCTTTTAAATGGCGTTCAACCGCCAGGCGCTCCATAAGGCAACTGTCTTTTTTGCCACTGCTAACCTGCCTTATGTAGTTATTGAATCGCCTCTTATAGTCTGGTTTCTTCTCTATCACTCTATTGCCTTCATTATCGCCCTCATAGGGTCAATTTGTGACTTTGTAATTTTAAGCGATTGCTTGCTCAAGGGGCTCATCCCAAATCCTTTGCCTATTTTCTCCAGCATCTCGGTTGCTTTGGCAGCTATTTTTATATGTGGATTTTCCTTATCGGAAGAAAAATCTATAAGCCCTTGCTTATTGATATTTTCCGCAGCCTTAAAAAACATTTCCCCCCAATAGGCATACATGCTTATTTTGTGAACATGGGCGTGCTCGAGTATCCCCATTTGGGCAACATAACGCAAAGTATCTTTAAAGAGCATCATTCCATATTCTCCAAGCACTTTCGTAGTTGGAAGATTTGGCTTTATCTTCTCTACATCATCCAATGTAAGCAAGTTTATCCCCGGTGTTGGGGTTTCTGCCCTGCATGGGCGCAAAGTACCCTGCAAAGCTTTTGTTTTATCAAGTTTTTTCGGTCTGCCCATGAGTTTAAAAATTACAAATTACCTACGATGTAACAATGTTGTTATATTTTTGAATTATTTTGGATGACCGCACACGGGGTTGGGGGTGTGGTCTTGCGCCAAAACGGCTCAGAGATTTTGACCCCCCTACCCATCTGGGTGTTCCCTGCGCCATTTTTCTATCAGTTTTTTATCTCTGTTGCCCTTTTGTATGTTGCACCGGCGACAAAGCGCCTGCCAATTTGTCTGGTCCCAAAAATTCCCACAGACCGGCCAGGGGATTATGTGATCAGTTACCTCTGACGGCACCAAAAGGCCTTTCTTCCTGCAACTCTCACACATTGGGTGCGATGCCCTGAATGAAGCAGATGCCTTTGTCCATCTGTGAGTGTGGTAAGGATCATCAGATCTCTGACGGTGTTGCATTGGTCTTGTCTGTGGCCTTCGGTGTGATCCAAATAAACTTATTGACTTAGGTCTTTTCATAAATCTTTCTAACTTTCATAAATCTTTTCACCTCCCCCCACGTGTAGCGTGTCGTGCCATCAATTGGAGTTATCATGCCCAGTCTTCTATATCGTGCCAAAGTATTGGATGAAATGTTGAGCATCCTCGCTGCCTCCGACTGGTTGAAGGTTTTGTTTTCAAAAACTCGCAGCATCTCTTTTACTTGACGCATCTCTATCTCAAGCGTTGCCACTCTGCGTAAAAGCCCTATTTCAACTTCTGGTTGTTGCATGCATCCAATCGTTTACTGTTTTTTGAAATTGTTCAAATTGTTTGCAAACAGAGTATTTGTAATTTTGTTGCTCTATTTGCAATTGCCATTGCTTTTGTTTTTGCGACTGATAACCACGTGGGCTTTTAATCTCGATGAATAGCCCATGATAGATTTTGTCATCTATCCGTGCCGGCATAGCCAGGAATAGATCTGCTACTCCGCTGACCACTCCCTCTGCCTTGAG